GTACGAGGATTGCCGCGGGAACACATTCCAGATCCTTGTGGAGGCTCCCTTCGCTGCCGAGTTCCGCGAGAAGCATCGCATTCACTGTCGCGAGAGCTATCATCGGCGGAAGGCAAGGAAGGCGGAGGAGAGGGAAAGGCTGGGCATCCCCGCACCCGCGCCGAAGCCCAAACTTAGCGAAGCGGAACGGCGCGAACGCAACCGCGCCCGTTCCCTGGCCTACTATTACGCCCACGCTGACGAGATGAACGCGCGGGCGAAGGCAAAGAGGGCAGCGGCGAAGGCAGCGAAGTCAGCGCAAGCACAGATCCAGTGATGGATTGGAACCGACAGGGGATCGTTCCGGCGGTCCTTTTTTTGTTGTAGCATTGCGTACTCGTGTGGTTGTTGAAACGCCACATCAGCTCTGCGGGGGGCGGGGCAGTTAGTCTATTCGACGTAGATGCCGATAATTCCTTTGTCGGCATCAAACAATTTCTACGCCCCTTTTTCTTCGTCAGAAACTTGGCAGAAACGAGAAACTACCTACTATATAGCTTGCTACACGCGCCCACCGACGGTAACATGGGCGTAGCAAACCAAGACCTGTCTCCATTGTCGTGCAGCCCTCTTAGGAGTGTCGTATGTATCACGCAGCCCGCTTGGGGATGCCGCAGGAAGATGGGGGAAAGGAGATAACCATGCAAACCCTTCCATCATTTGAAGACCTGAAACGAGCGACGTTTAGCCGCCCGGTAGTGGTTCCAAAGTCCCGCTCAATGGCTGTGATCAAGGCTGCGAAGACCCAGCGCAAAGTGCGAGCCGCTGCCTACTGCAGAACATCAACTGATCATGCGGACCAAAAAACGTCAATTCGTATACAGGCGCAGCACCTCGCCTCGGTGCTGGCTTCTCATCCGGAATGGGAAAACGCGGGGCTGTACATCGACATCGCATCGGGAACAAAGACGGAACGTCGTCCCGAACTTCAACGGCTGATGGACGATTGTCGTGCGGGGCGAGTCAACCTGATCCTGACCAAATCCATTTCAAGGTTCGCTCGGTCCACGACCGACCTGTTGGAAATGGTGCGGACGTTGACTGGTCTCGGTGCGACGCTCATATTCGAGAAGGAGCATATCGACACCAGCACAATGGATACAGAGTTCCTTATGACAGTCCTGGCCTCTTTGGCCGCTGATGAATCCCAGAGTATTGCCAGTAACACCCGCTGGGGCCTACAGAAGCGGTTCCGAGATGGTTCCTATCGTCCCTCTGTAGCCCCATATGGCTATGACTTGGTGGATGGGAAGTACGAGGTGAACGATGCGGAAGCCACCGTGGTCAAGCAGATTTTTGAGGCCTTCCTCGAAGGGCAGTCAATGCATCGCATCGTGACATCGCTGAATGAGCGCGGCGTTCCGACGAAGCGCACGGGACAGGTGTGGAAGGGCAAGCCGGTGAAGGGGAAATGGTGCAACAGCGTGGTGCGCGATCTCCTGATGAACGAGGCCTACTTGGGGACTATGGTGCTTCAAAAGACAACCAAGGATACCTCGTTCAACCGTGTCGTCAATCATGGCCAGCTGCCGATGTACAAGATTATCGAGCATCATCCCGCCATTGTGGACGATGCCACGTTCAACGCTGTTCAGGATAAGCTGAAGGCGAGCAGCAAGCCCCAAGGGCCGAAGGTTATTCACCCATTCTCGCAAAAGCTGATCTGCGGATGCTGTGGAGCACATTTCAACCGGTATATGAACGCTGCAGATAGAGTGTACTGGCGCTGCAGGAGCCACATACTGAATGCGTCATCCTGCCCACAGCCTGGAATTTTGGAGCGAAAGCTGGAACAGCTTTTTGTGGATGTGGTTGCTGAGTTGAAGGGGAATGACACCATCATCCGGGAGCATCTCGCATCTCTTGATCAACCACAGGGGAGAGAAAAGATGGATGAGATGGACAGCGTCAATAAGAGTCTGTCGGAAATTGGCACCGAGTTGAGTGCCGAGCGCATAGCCCAGCGCAATCAGCTTCTACAGCGCAAGGTCGAACTGGAAGCTGAGATCGACTGCATGAAAACCGCTGAAGAACGTCAAACAGAGGAATTGCTTCAAGCCATAAGGAGCGATTCCTCTGTTGGTTTTTCTGGCCCGCTGTTCCTGCGCATTATCGACCACGTGACCATGGGGGCCGCTATAACCTTCCACTTCAACGGCGGCCTGACCATAACACGAGAAGTCGATTGGCAGCGGAAGGGGACAGGACGCCGTTCGCAACAATAACGAATTACCACTCCCAAGCCGGTAGAACCGGAGAAAGAGATGACAAGGAGGATGCCTATGCCGAGAGTGCAAATCATTCAACCCACGCAGCAGGTGACAACGGATGCGCCCAGCAGGCCCAAGCTACGGGTTTGCGCCTACTGCAGAATAAGTTCAACCCATACAGAGCAAGAAAGCAGTTACGAAATGCAGAAGACCTTCTTCTGCAACTACATCAGCACCAATCCGGATTGGGAACTGGTGGAGATTTACGCTGATGAAGAATCCGGAACGCAGGCATACAACCGGGAGAACTTCATGCGGATGATCAAGGACTGCGAAGCCCACAAGATTGATCTCATCCTGACCAAGAGCATATCACGATGGGCTCGTAATACGCTCGACAGCCTTAAATATATTCGCCTGACCAAATCCCTCGGAATACCGATCATTTTCACGAAAGAGGGAATCAACACCATGGACCACGGCGGGGAGCTGTTGGTCACAATCATGAGTTCAATCGCACAGCAAGAGAGCGCTTCGATCAGTAAGAATGTGCAGATCGGTGTTCGCTATCACTACGCTGAGGGGAAGGTGTGCTCGGGCGTGTACCGGTTGTTGGGGTATGACAGGACAGCTGAAGGCAGCCTTGCAATCGTCCCCGGCGAGGCGGATATCGTCCGCCGCATTTTCCGTGAGTACCTCGATGGTTACAGCGCAAAACATATCGCGCAGAGACTGATTGAGGAGGGAGTGGATGGTTCCAAAACCACCGCGACAGGCCTAACCTTCAACCGTCACTGGAATTATGAAGGAATTTTCGACATACTGTCGAACGAGAAATATGGGGGAACGCTTCTCCTCCAGAAGTACTACACCGTTGATTTCCTTACCAAGAAGGTAGCCCCCAACCAAGGCCAGGTCCCTCAATATCTGGTGGAGAATAATCATGATCCCGTGATCCCCTTGGAAATCTACAACCAAGTCCAGGAGGAGATCAAACGCCGAAAAAAGAATCCCACATCCTTCAAATACTTCCACAATTCTTCACTCAGCGGACGCGCGAAATGTGCTGAGTGCGGGACGAGCCTCCGTCGGGTCAAGGCGAAGGATGGGGACAAAACTTACACCTACTGGCGCTGCGGCACAAGGGTCAAGAAAGGGAAGTATCCCGATACTGAATGCGGGTTCAAGGGTATCAAGGAGGACGAGCTGAAAGCGGCGATAGTTCAAGCTTTTAACCGGCTGCCAGAGAAGAGAGATGAATTAATCCGCTTGGGAGAGCAGGTACGGTGCCTGGGACTGAATCCTGCGGACGAAATGATTGCGGGGTTTGCAGCTGCCGCTCCTACTGAATCGGGTGAGGGGAATGACGGTGAGCAGAGGGTGGAAGAAGCCGCTATCAGAATGCGCCGAGCTGAGTATGCTGACAAGCTCGTCCACATCCGCAACCTGATCGACAGGATTGATGATATGGTCGGGCCATCCGCTGTACCGGTTGAAGCTCGAACCGTGGTAGACCTGAAGGACTTCATGGAGAATGGGGAGCCTCCCGCCTGTTCTGACGAAGAGGACTTTTACAGAAGGACGCGGAGGCACTATCCGAGGGGAGCAGTAAAAGAATTTGTGGACGATGACGTGATTCGATTTATCGAGCGCATCCTGGTTGGGAGCGACAAGATCGCGGTTGAGTTTAAGGCTGGCGTGAGCATTGAGGTTTCGAGGTAGAGCTAACCCCCTGTCGGGCATCTGGATGGATGCTCGATGGGGGGCATTTTTTTGTTTTTGGCTTATTCATCCACGCCTCAGCTACGAACCATCCACGTCCCAGCTACGAACCATCCACGTCCCAGCTACGAACCATCCACGCCACATGAAGGCCCATCTACGCCCCATCCACGTCCCATCCACGCCCATGAAAGATTGATATTTACCTCAAAAC